GACGAGCGTCGCTCTGCCGCCTTTGGCCGCTTCCTGCGCGAAGGCCTTGGCGAGCTGTCTGCCGAAGAGCGCAGGGCGCTGCAGGAACTGCGCGCGCAGGGCGCCAGCGCGCCGGACAAGGGCGGCTACACGGTGCCGCGCACCTTCCTGGCCAAGGTGGTCGAGCAACTGGTGACTTACGGTGGCATCTCCGGCGTCATGCAGAACCTGACCACGGATGCCGGCGAGCCGATCGACTGGCCGGTGGCGATGGGTGTGACGGAGGAGGGCGAGCTCCTCGGCGAAAACGATGCGGCGACCGAGAGCGAAATTAATTTCGACATCGGTAGCCTTGGCGCTCACAAGCTCTCGTCGAAGGTGATCCGTGTCAGCGAAGAACTGCTCAGCGACTCGTCCATCGACATCGAGGCGTTCCTGGCCGGCCGAATCGCGGCGCGTATCGGTCGCGCCGAATCGCGCCTGGTGGTGCAGGGCACAGGCGAGGGCAAGCCGCTGCAGCCGAAGGGACTGGCCGCTTCGGTGACGATCACCAAGAGCACGGCGGTTGCCGCAAAGGTGACCTGGCAGGAAGTCAACACACTGATTCACGCAGTGGATCCCGCTTACCGGAATGCCTCGATGTATCGCCTGGCCTTCAACGACCAAACGCTGAAGGTGCTTGAGGAACTGGTCGATGCCAACGGCCGCCCGCTGTGGCTGCCGGGCCTGGATTCCTCCGCGCCGCCCACGATTCTCAAGCGGCAATACGTGATCGACCAAGCGATCGACGACATCGGCGCCGGCAAGAAATTCATGTACGGCGGCGACTTCAACCAGTTCATTCTGCGTCGTGTTCGCTACATGGCGCTCAAGCGACTGGTCGAGCGCTACGCGGAGTACGGCCAGGTCGGTTTTCTGGCCTTCCACCGCTTCGGCTGTGTGCTGCAGGACACGTCCGCGATTGCGGCGCTGGTCGGCAAGCCGGCGGTGTAACGGAGCGGGTCGCGTGAGCGGTCCGCTGTGCACATGATCGAAATTTCCGAGATTCGCGAGCAGCTGCGCATCGAGCCGGAGGAAACGGACGATGCGCTGCTGCAGCGCTATTTGCGCGCGGCGCTGCGCCTGATCGAGAACCGCACCAATCGCAAGCTTTATCCGGCAGGTGGGCCGTTGCCGGCGGATGCGCCGGCCAACGCGCTCCAGCTGGACGATGACCTGGCGCTGGCTGCCCTGCTGCTGATCGGCCATTTCGACGAAAACCGTTCCGACAGCACGGACGCCGCGGTGCGATCGATTCCGACGGGGGCGGCCGCGCTGATCGAGCCCTATCGATGGTTTTTTGATGAATAGGTGACGCATGCAGCGAGGCAAGTACAACCGGCGCATTGTGCTGCAGCGCCGGGAGACGGGGCGCACCCCATCCGGCCAGCCCGTCAATGCATGGGTGGACGTTGCTCGGCCATGGGCGCGGGTGCGGAGCGAAAACGGAAAGGAATTCATCGCGGCGGACCGGGAAACGGCCGAGAGCGATGTGAGCCTGCGCATCCGGTACCGGACCGACGTGACGGCAGCGTGGCGCGTGATCTATCGCGGCCAGCCGTGCGACATCAAGGCGGTGCTGCCCGACGAGGCGAGGCGCCAGCACGTCGATCTCGTCGTTACGGTCGGCGCCAATCAGGGGTGACCATGCTGAAAATGACAGGTGATCTGCTGGAGGCCATCGACGGCCTGGAGGCGGATATCGTGGAGGGCTACGTTGTCCGGCCGGTGGCGCACGCGGGCGCGCTCGTGTTCTATGAGGAGGCGCGCACCCTGGCGCCAGTGTATAGCGGGCCGGCGAAGAAACGGGTACGCCCTGGCCAGCTCAAGAATGCGATTTATCGCGTGTTCAATCGGGACAAGCCGGGCAGTGGCCGCGCGAGCTACAGCATCAGCTGGAATGCGGTCGCCGCACCGCACGGCCATCTCATCGAGAACGGGCATTGGCTGGTCAAGAAGCGCAAGGGGCGCAAGCGTCGGATTCGCTGGGTCCCGGCGCAATCGTTCATCCGACGCGCATATGACCGGGCCCCGGATGCTGTCGAGGCGATGCAGCGGCGTGCGCGCGAGAAGGTGGCCGAGGTGCTGAAGAAGACGGTGGTAGACGACTTCGGTAACGAGGTCGCGGTCGGGGGTGACCATGGCGGTTGAGGCTGACATCCGGCGTGTCGTCGCACCGTTCGTTGACGATCGCGTGTTCCCCGACGAGGCGCCGCCCGATACGCCGCTGCCCTACGTGACCTACCAGCAGATCGGCGGCCTGCCGCTCACGTTCCTCGACGGCCTGCCTGACAAACGCAACGGCCGATTTCAGTTCAACCTCTGGGCGGAGACGCGCGACGAGGCGAGCGGCCTGATGCGCTCGCTTGCCGACGCCCTGGAGCTCGATCCCGTGCTGCAGGCGACCCCGCTGGGCGAACTGGCGGGCACCTTCGAGCCGATCACCAAACTGCGCGGTGCCACGCAGGATTTTTCGATCTGGTTTGCGCGGTAGTGCTCGCCGCGCCCGCCAATTTCCGCCCGCCTCGCGCGGGCTTTTTCTTTTCAGGAGACCCACATGTCTGTACGTCTACCCAACGGCACGACGTTCGCCATCGCGGCCAGCTACGGCCCGGACAAGGCGTTCACGGCCATCACCAACACGAAGCCCCCGAAGTTGACTAGCGTCGCGCACGGTTTAGCCAAAGGCGCGGTTCTGGATGTTTCTTCCGGCTGGTCCCGCCTGGATGGGCGTGTCGCGCGCGCGGATGCCGTCACTGCCGACGCCCTCGCGCTGGAGGGCATCGATACGACCGATACCGATGACTATCCCGCCGGCACGGGAATTGGCTCCGTGCGCCCGGTGCTGACCTGGCAACAGATTTCCCAAGTGCTGCAGTCGGCCGCCTCGGGGGGCGATCAGCAGTTCTACAACTACTCGTTCCTCGAGGACACCGGCGACGAGAAGCAGATCCCGACGATTCGCAGCGCGCGCTCGTACACGCTGACGCTTGCCGACGATCCGACCCTCCCGCAATACGCCCTGCTCGAGGCGGCCGACGAGGACCGCGAGCCGCGCGTCGTGCGGATGACGCTGTCCGGTGGGTCGCCGATCTATTTCCGTGCCTATGTCTCTTTCTCCAAGGTCCCGACTACGACCAAGAACGAGGCCATGGCCACCGCCGTCACGCTGTCCCTCGCGGGCGATGTGACCCGTTACGCAGGAGCCTAAACGCCTATGTTCAGCATCAACCCAAAACCTACGTTCGTGGCCGAGGCCGACATCCCCGTTGCCGGCGGCGGCACCGAAAAGCTGACGCTGGTGTTCAAACACAAGACGCGCGATGACGTGCAGGCGTATTTCGAGCAGGTGAGCGCTGGCGCCGACGGCCAAACCGATGCGGACGCGCTGCTCGAAATCTTGGACGGCTGGAAGGACGTGGACGTGCCGTTCTCGCGCGAGGAGCTCAACCGGCTCGTGCAGAACTACCCGGGCGCGCCGCGCGCGATCTTCGACACGTACCTCGCCGAGTTGACCGGCCAGCGCCGGGGAAACTGATCGAGGCGGCGCGGCAGCTGTACTGGAGCCCGCCGAATGCTGACCAATTGGCGGCATTCGGCCTGACGCTCGCGGACATACAGCCCGAGCCGCCCGACATCTGGCCAGAGAACGCGACCACTGTGGAGGTATTCGCCCACCTGGGTACGCAGTGGCGCATCGGCGCACGTGGGCCCATCGGCCTGGAGTACGCGGCGATTCCGGTGGTGCTGATGCTGCTGCGCGTGCCGCCTCACGAGCACGCCGATGTGTTCGCCGGCATTCGCATCATGGAACACGCCGCGCTGGCGCAAATGAACGGGGAGTGAGATGGCAGAAGCGGTCGGCAATGCGGTCGTCGGCAAGGCGACGCTCGTCGTCGATGCCGACGCCACGGGCGTCAAGGCAGGCATGGGTGAGGCCCGCACCTCGGTTGTGGCATTTGAGACCGTCACGGCCACCTCGGGCAAGAAGTCGGCGCGCAACATCGAGAAGATCGGCGAGGCGGCCACCAGTGCCGCCGGCAGCATGGACGCGGCGGCCAGCCGCTTCCTCAAGAGCCTGGAGCGGCAGGCGGACCGCGCCGGCAAGACGGCCGCGGAATACGCTGCGCTGCGCGCCGAGCAGCTCGGCGTCTCGCAGGCCGCGTCGCAGTATATCGAGCGCATGCGCGTCGCCGAGGTCGCCACCAAGGCGGCCGACACGTCCACGCAAAATCTGGGTATGTCGGCCCGCCAGACT